GGTAAAACTGCTCAAGCTATCCGTGCTCTTGCCCGCCTTACCGAGCAGGGTGAAGATGTATTTCCTGCCATGGTTGTCTGCCCAAACACTCTGAAGAAGAACTGGGCTCGAGAATTTGAGAAGTGGTGGCCCGGTATTCGTGTGCAGGTCATTGGTGGAACGGCTACTCAGCGTCGTAAGCAGTTCGAATCTCTCACTGACCCCAAGGAAGATGAACCACGTCCCCATGTTGTAGTAGTCAACTGGGAGTCTCTCCGTACGCACTCGCGTCTTGCTCCCTATGGCTCGGTTGCTCTTGCACGTTGCCCTGAGTGCGGTGGCATGAACGACAAGGTTACTGCTGGACGTTGCGAGGTGCACCAACGTGAGCTCAACAAAATTGATTTTAAGGCTGTCATTGCCGACGAGATTCACCGCTCCAAAGACCCGAAGGCTAAGCAGACGCGTGCTTTGTGGGCTGCTACTGGTGATGCAGACATTCGTTTTGCTCTTACCGGTACTCCTATTGCTAACAATGTAGTAGACCTGTGGACGATTCTTCACTGGCTTTCGCCTGACGAGTGGCCTTCGAAGACTCGTTGGATTGACCGCATGGTTGACACAATGCTTAACGCGTTTGGTGGAATGATGGTTCTTGGTGTCAAGGCTCATATGTCTGACGAGTTCTACGCTTCAGTTAATCCTCGTATGCGTCGTATGCTTAAGAAGGTTGTGCTTCCTTGGTTGCCCGAGGTGACTGTTGAGCGTCGTGACGTTGAAATGTCAACTAAGCAGAAGAAGGCATATGTAGATATGCGTGACATGATGATTGCGGAACTTGAGGGCGGGGAAATGCTTTCTGCTCCTAGTGTCCTGACTCAGACTTTGCGTCTGCTTCAGTTTGCTAGTGCATACGCAACCATTGAAATCAACGAGACTACGGGTGAGCCTAAAGCTGTACTGTCCGAGCCCTCTTGTAAGATTGATGCTTTGATGGACGATATTTCTAACAATGACTTTGGTGATGACTCGATAGCAGTATCTGCTGTGTCTCGTCAGTTAATTGAGTTGTTGAGTGCTCGTCTCACCAAGGCTGGTATTGCTCACGGTCTTATCACTGGTAAGCAAAATGCTGATGAACGTCAGCAGGCTGTGGACGACTTCCAGTCTGGTAAGACCAAGTGGATTCTGTTTACGGCTCAGGCTGGTGGTGTCGGTATTACGCTGACTGCTGCTCGTCGCTTGATTCGTCTTCAGCGTCCGTGGTCGCTCGTGGACGACAAGCAGGTCAATGACCGCGTCCACCGTATTGGTTCTGAGATTCACGACAACATCATCATCACGGACTACGTGACTGACGGTACTGTTGAAGAGCGTGTACGTCAGGTACTCGAAAGTAAGGCTGATAGCTTTGAGCAGATTGTAAAAGACCAAAATCAGCTTCTTAAGATGCTTCAAGAAGAGAAAGGAAAAAAGTAATGGCTGCAAAAAAGTCAGGTGCCACCAACGCCGACCGCAAGGGCGGTAAGGCATGGAAAAAGCGCCCAAAGGTGTTCGATGCAATTAAGCGTCGACTCGTACCAGATGTACCTAAATAAGGAAATGACGAATGACACTCCATGAAAACACTGGAGAGGTTTATACCCTCTCCAATTCTGAGATTCAGACGTTTAAAGACTGCCGTCGAAAGTGGTGGCTTTCCTATTACCGTCGTCTCAAGCCAAAGCAGCAGAAGTTCACTGGACCTCTGGCGCTTGGTTCTCGCATCCACGAGGCTCTCGACCAGTACTACACAAATGGTACTGACCTCCTTGAGGTGCACGCAAAGCTGATTGAGGCTGACCGTCAACTCCTGGCTGAAGATATGCGCGACCCAAGCGAGCTTGACAATGAGGCGGACCTCGGGCGTATCATGCTCGAAGGATATCTTCAATGGATGGATGAAGAGGGTATCGACAACGAACTTGAGATGATTTCTACAGAAGAAATTCTTTCAATGCCGATGTTTGATGGCTCTGTTGTACTTCAGGGCAAGATTGATATGCGTGTCCGTCGCAAGGCCGACGGTGTCCGTATGTTCCGTGACTTCAAGACTGTTGGCGGTTCGTTCTCGGACTTCATGTCAACGGCTCACATGAACGAGCAGATTCTCACCTATATGCTTCTCGAGCAGGCTAACAATCCTGAGGGAGAACGGTCAGAGGGGGGTCTCTTCACCCTCATCAAAAAAGTAAAACGTACGGCTAATGCCAAGCCTCCTTTTTATGAGCAGTTTGAAGTGCGTCACAATATTTTTTCGTTGCGCTCTTTTTGGAATCGACTCCATGCTACAGTTGGAGACCTGATGAAGGTGAAGCAAACCCTCGACGAGGGAACTCACCACAGTCAGGTTGCGTATCCTCGGCCCAGCCGAGACTGCACATGGAAATGTCCATTCTTTGCAATCTGCCCCATGTTTGATGATGGCAGTGCTGTTGAAGACGCAATCCAAAATCAGTTTGACACTGGTGACCCTTACGCCTATTATGGTGTAGAAGATAAGAAAGGTAGTGAATAGTGTCAGAAGTACAGCGTTCGCTGACTATGATGGTTTACGGTGAGTCCAAGGTTGGTAAGTCAACCTTCGCCGTTACCGCTCCATACCCTCGTCTGATGCTTGACGTGGAGGGTGGACACCGATTCCTCCCTATCAATGTCAAGTACTGGGACCCACTCCGTGAGGAGCCCCCGATAGCAGACGGAACTTGGGACACTTGTGTTGTTGTCGTTCATGACTATGACACGGTTCTCAAGGCTTACCAGTGGCTACAACTTGGTAAGCACCAGTTCAAATCCCTCATCATCGACTCCATCTCGGAGTTGCAGGTGAAGTGCATGGACAACATTGCTGGCACGAATGCTATGCAGATGCAACAGTGGGGCGAACTTCTTCGTCACATGGGTGCTCTTCTGCGTGACCTTCGTGACCTCACAATGCACCCGACAGCGCCACTGGAAGCAGTTGTGTTGACGGCTATGGCTAAGGTAGACCGTGAGGGACGAGTACATCCGTATCTCCAGGGACAGCTTGCCATTCAGGCTCCTTACTTCTATGACATCCTTGGTGCCATTGCAGTTGAGTCTGTCCCTAACCCAGACCCAATGCAGGCTCCGTATAAAGTACGTCGCATGTATGTGGAGCGTACAGATAAGTACGAAGCTGGCGAACGTGTTCAGGGTCGTCTTGGTCAGATTGTTGAGCAAGAAAACCTTGGAGTAGAACGTATGCTAGACTTGGTGTTCGGACCCAAAGTAACACCTTAGGCAACTAAGTAAGTAAGTCCACTTCGAAAATAAGGAAAAGTAAATGAGCCAGCTCAACTGGAATGAACTCCTTCAGGCAGCAGAATCGTCTGGTGGAGGAAGTTATGAACCACTCCCTGATGGAACCTATGACCTTAAGGTTGTAGAGGCCACGGATACCGTCACTCAGACGGGCAAGGTGATGTTCAAGGTTAAGGCTGAGGTTCAGACTGGTGCTTATGCAAAGCGCCTTGTCTGGGACAACCTCGTCATTAGCACTGACAACAACACCGCACTCAGCATCTTCTTCAGCAAGATGGGTGCACTCGGTTTGAACCGTGATTTCTTCGGTACAAGCCCTGCTCCTGCTCAGATTGCTGGAGTTCTTGCTGGTCGTATGTTCCGCGCGCAGATTGGTTCGCGTGTATGGAATGGTGAAAAGCGCAATGAAATCAAGCGCTACATGCCCATGGAAGGCGCAGTTGCATCAGCACCTGCTGCTGCTCCTGTCGGTATCGCACCGGCTCCTCCTGCCCCTGCACCGGCTCCTGGTGGTATCGCACCTGCTCCCGCCTATGTGGCTCCTGCAGAAGCAGCACCGCCCGCTCCTCCGTTTTAAATAACGGTAAAATTAGGGGTCAAGTCTTCGGACTTGGCCCCTTTTTTGATGTAAACTATTTACTATGGGAAATATTGATTTTGATTGGGTAAAAGCACAACTGACGGAAGCTAAAGTACGTCGTGGTGCTGGTGATGCTGTCCTTGCTCTACTAAAAGAGTGGGATAAGTTGTCTCTAGAAGACGAGCTAAACCGAGAAGCAGTTTCTATTTTTGGTAGGCTCGCTTTGGGGCACGCTTTGGTGTCTGAAAATGGCAATGAAGTTTGGGTCTCGGTGATTCCGGGTCAGCTTAAAGTTGCCGATGTTGTACGCATCAAGTTCAACGCCTTTGACGGTAAACTCGGGAAAGTTCATAATGGACGAGTTGGTGTTGTTACCGCAATTCGCTATGGTGACATCATTGTTAAAAGCACTGATGGCAAGACTCCAGCTATAGATGGCAGCCATTACTCTCCATATCACCTGGAAAAGCTATCAAAGAAATAATTAGTAGTGGGTTGGATAATACCAGCCCACTTCTATTTAAAAGGTCAACTATGAACGACATACTAAGAAAAGCAGAGCAACTATGGTTTGAGTGGTCTGGGGAGGGCCACGAACCACTCGCCTATAAAAGTGTCACCTACTACACCATTGGACATATGAGCATGGACAATGAAGTTGTTGTAGGTGGACTAGCTTCTGCTCTACAAAGAGATGGCCTAGTGGACACACTTGGTGCAGGTAAAAAGGCAATTGAAGTTGCGAGCTTCTTCTCACATGGTTATGTAGGTTTTGTAGACGGTCAAGCTGACTTCACAGTATGCAGCGAACTAGGTGAAACTTTCTATGGTGACATGGTCGAAGAACTACAACTAATAACCTTCGTTGAGGTTGTTGGTCTTGGATAACAGAAGCTGGCAAGATAAAAGCTCTTGTGCTCAGCCGGGAATGGAACCTTACAGGGATATCTTTTTTTCAGAAGACCCTGAAGATATTGCAGATGCTAAAACTGTCTGCTCTAGCTGTACTGTCAAACTAAAGTGTCTTTCGTACGCCCTAGATAACAAAGAAATCTGGGGAGTGTGGGGCGGTATCGACCAAGACGAAATGCGTAATGTTCTATCCATCGATGAAGATGGGCAAGAAGTTAGACGTATTAGAAAGGGAGAAGCTCCCACATGTCCAAACTGCAAAGCAGACACGGGAGAACTTCTAACTAAAGAAGTTGATGTTCCTGGTGGCGGACGATGGACAACTAAAAAGGTTGTCACATGCTCAAAGTGCGAGTTTAGCTGGACCAGTAGGACCAGTGCTAACGCCATTGAGTCTTATATCATCCTCAAAGGTAGACCTAGCGAAGTGGAATAACTCCCAGGAACTCGCGGGGGTCGTAGCTTCCGCCTACTACCAATGTAAGGACGCTAGGTTTTGACTGGTCTCCAGCTCGGTCACGGAACCAATCAGAGCCGGGGTCAACTGTAGGAGCCTGTACCCAGAAACGGTGTCCCACATCTAGGCTCTTAAAATGGTGGTAATGCCCAGAAATCCAGACATCAGCACCGCCAAGAGAAGTTTGACCAAGCATCTGTCCTGACAGGTATTTCTTTACATCAGTAGAGAACTGGTGACCGTGGAACAGGCCAATCATAGTTCCATTGATGTCAACAGTGAGCGTTTGGTGTCCCACTGATGGGTAGCGGAACTCAACGTGTGCCAGAGCAGGATTCTCACGGCACGCATCTTCCACTGCCGAAGCAATCTCGACGTTCCAGCCGTCAGCGGGGTCTGCTGCAACCTGTCGAGTCACCTCGTCGTGATTTCCGTTCACCACGGGAACAACGATGCGCTCAGCAAGAGGGGCAAATGTCTTAATCTGCTGAAGAAGAAGACGACGACCTACGCGTACTTGCTCAGTCTGCCCAAGGTCTGAAGAAGCTTGTCCTTGGAGTCGTCCGTTTTGTGAGACGTTTCCTTCAACATGGTCACCAACCTCTGGCAACACAATGGTCCCAAGAGAAAGACCAAAACGACGAAGTCCGTCTAGGCGGTGGACAGATTTTTCCGTACCAGCAAGTATTCGTCCGACAGTCTGGTCGGTGCCACCTGAGCCTGCTTTCTTTCCAAGCTGCTTATCAGCTCCGACATGGACGTAAGCTCCATCGCCTCCGACAATTTTTGGTGCCTTACCGGGTTTCCAAGTTTTAATTTCATCTACTAGCTGCTCAAGGTCGAAGTCACGGAGAGATGAGAGGGGGCTTCGAGGAGCCAAGTTGATTCGTGAAGACTCAAGCCAGTCGCCATTAAAAGTCTGCCACTTACCGTGACGAGCCGATGTGACAATCCACTCTTCTGGGTCAAGGTTGTGCTCGCGCATAATCTCTTCAGCGCCTGGGGTGTTGCCCATTGGGTGTGGGCTAGAAATAGCAAAACCACCGTCTGCTCCAACCTCAGAGCGGGGTCGCCAGTTTTCTGGAGTATTAGTTGCACGAACATCCGAGCCAGAAGTTCCGGGGCTTGCTAATTCTTCTAGCTTCTTTTTGAGGTCACTCATATTTAGCCCTCCAGATTGTAGCAACTACAGACTAGTCGTCGGTGCTCTCCAATTGTGCTTCTGCCTACTGAGTAACCTTCAGAGCGCAAAACGGCAGCAAGCGTGGCATCAGAAATGCGCCCACGGGAGCCGGGCTCTACTGACAAAATGTCTTCTATATACTGACGATTATCGGTATCAAGACGATTCAGGACATCACCCATTTTACATGATGTCGAGGGGTTTACTTTTAACCCTTCGAGCTTTGTAATGAGACTCATTATTCTCCTTAGTACGTGGGTATACGCAAACCCATACTACAGTACGGGAGGAGAAAAGTTCAACTATGGGTTGATACTATTTACGATAATCGCAGTAATGACGCTGACCAGTAGCGATAATGCAGCACCAAAAATAGCCATGTAAACTGCAATACTGCGTGTTTTACGCTGCTTATCCAGCTCTTCTTTAGTGATAATCATGCTGTCAATACGCTTGTGGATTTCTGCGTTTTCTTCATCAAAGTCTGCAATAACCTGATTGATACGGTCAGTTATGATGGTTTTAAGCTCGCCAGTAGCCTTAGTGGTCTCCTCGTGGAGACGCTGCATGTCGGACTCGAGACGGTCGACTCGGTCGTTGAAGGCAGTAAACTTAGTGCTAACAAACTCTCGGGTTGCCATGTCCTTCTTGACATCTCGAAGCATTTCGAGGATACTGTCTAGGACAAGCTTTGTTTCTCCGGGGGTAGGCTCTGATGGCACTTCCATTGGCATAATCGGCTCTTTGCTGGTAGTAGTTAGTGGCAGAAATCACTACTCCAATGATAACTGATATTAGAGTAACCGACCCGGGCTCGAGTCGTGCTAACATGGGTAAACCACACCTCTTTGTTTTTGTTTCTACAACCACTTACGAATGGACATTTATGACAGACCCCGCTCTTTTTGGTAGGTCTGCCGACTACTACGCCAGTATCGGATGGCAGATTTTCCCATGCCACGGTGTGACTGATGGTGGTATGTGTACGTGTGGTCGAACTCACGATGACCCCAAAGATAAAGCTAAGCACCCAACGATTAAAGGGTGGAATGTTGAGGCAACTTCAGACCGCTCTCAGATTGAGATGTGGTGGAATGCAAACCCTGAATACAACGTCAGTGTTTTCTGTCAGAAGTCCGGATTCTTTGTAATCGACATTGACCCTCGCTCGGGTGGCTTTGAGTCATTTGAGGAATTTGAGCGTCTTGTTGAAGGTGCTCTTCCTCCTACAGTTGAAGCAATTACTGGAACCTATTCCCACAAGGGACGTGAGGTCCGTGGTCGTCACCTTTACTACAAAGCCGACAAGGCTGAAAAGTTTGTAATGAACCTCAAGGAAGCCAAGCTTCCTGGTATTGATATCAAGCACAACGGATATGTGCTTGTTGCCCCCTCTCGGCATATCTCTGGTGTTTCATACGAATGGAAGCCAGGCCACGCTCCGTGGGAAATTGATATGGCTGAGGCACCAGAAGAATTGCTTGAGTCTTTACGCTCACGAAACGGTAGACGCTCTCGTACGTCAATGGGTGAGTCTGACTGGGGTTTCCTTGGTGACCTTGAGTTCAAAGGTGAGAAGTTTGATATTGACAAAATCATGGCTGAGGGTGTCGATGAGGGTTCTCGTGCTATCACTCTCTACGCTATGGCTTGTGCTCTTGCTAACACGGTAGATGTTGGTACTGAGGCGGGTCGCATGATGGTTGAGACGACCATGATTCGTTTCAATGCTGAGAAAGTTTCACCACCTCTTGAACTTGAGGGGCCGGGTGGCTTGCTAAGTCACGTTCGTAATGCCGTAGATTTTGTACGTAATAATCCAAAGACTGGACTCCTTGCTGAAATCAAAGACTGGCATGTAGAGGCTGCTCGTAAGGTTAGTGCTGGAACATTCCGTGCTTCAACTCCTGCGGTATCTGCTCCTTCTCCTGAGTACGCTAGTACAAGCGACCCTGATGACACTATTTATAATCTGCCGGGAACAATCGGTGGTGCAGTTAGTCGTGCTGCTATGTCAGGTATGTCACACCGTGACGCATCTAGCCTTCGTGTTTCTGAGTCTCCGCCAGACCGTGATGCTCTTACGGCAGAAGAGGGTGGAGACCCAAACAAGCGCTCACTTACAGATGTTGGCAATGGTCGTCGTCTGGTTGACGCTTACGGTTCTGTTATTCGGTACACACCGGGGCTTGGCTGGTTTAACTGGTCTGGGACCCACTGGGAGAATGACCCGGAGAACTTGTCGATTCGTGAGTTGTCAAAGCAAATGGCTTCTAACATTCTTAGCGAGGTTGTTGAGTATGAAGACAAGGACCGCCCAGAAGTTGTCAAGTGGTCTGTCAATGCAAAATCTTCAGCTCGTCTTGATGCTTCAATTAAGAACGCAAACTCTGACCCGCGTATTGCTGTAAGTGTTGACGACTGGGACAGTAATCAGTACTTGCTTGGTGTGACCAACGGCGTAGTTGACCTTCGTACCGGAGAACTCCTTCGTGGTCGTCCTGACTTGCATATCACTCGTCGCACTCCTGTTGCCTACACTCCTGGACTCCAGAGTGACCGTTGGAACAAGTTCCTCGACTTCGCTACCGGTGGAGACAAAGAATATCAAGAGTGGCTCCAACGTGCTGTTGGCTACACGATTACAGGTATGAGTACGCTCGACCTTATGTTCCTGGTATACGGTAAGCCGGGTTCTGGTAAAAACACATTCGTTGAGACTGTTGTTAAGTGTTTAGGCACTAAACAGTACGCGTGGCCTATGGACTCAACAATCCTTGCTCAGAATGACGGACAGTCTTCTTCGACCGACCTTTACCACTGGGCTGAGCTTCGTGGTCGCCGTATGGTTTGGGTTGACGAATTGCCAGACGGTGAGCGTATCAAGGAAAACGCTGTCAAGAAGTTGACCGGTTCATCCGAAATCTCAGCTCGTTCTCCTGGCGAGAAGCCGTTCACATTTCAGTCTCAAGCGAAGTTGTGGATTACTACAAACCACCGACCAATCATTACTGACGACGCTATGTGGCGACGTATCCGTCCCATCCCGTGGATGCACGTTCCTGCCGAAGCTGACCCTTCACTAAAAGAGTTTTTGTTTAACCCTGAGGGTGGACTTCCTGCTGTTTTGTCGTGGGCTGTTGAGGGTGCCATAAAGTTTTTAAGTGCTCCAGAGACCGATGGTCTTGGCTGGTGCAAGATTGTCTACGAAGCAGCAGAGATGTACCGAAAGAGTGAAGACCGTCTTGGAATGTTTATGATGGCTGAACTTGAGCAGGTTGCTGGTGGAGCTGTTCCGATTAAATCCGTCTACGGTATCTACCGTTTGTGGAGCGAGGGACGTGGTGAAAAGCCGTTGTCGCAGATTCGCCTGATTCGTATGCTTCGTGACCGTGGATACGAAGTTACCGGAGAAAGTGGTAACGATGATTTAATGGGGTACACTCATAAAGCGCGAAGTTACACAGCCAGTCCTGTTTTGGATTGGGATGTACTCGGGCGTTTTGCTCAGTAACAGGAGATAAAGTGGACTTCTCATTTAATGAAGACGACCTGCCAGAGGTTGTCGTAGAAGAAAAATCAGGCAACTACACATACATCAAAGTTGGTAGTTGGTCCTTCTGTGTGGAAGATGACCTCGACAGGTCACCAAGTGATTTGATGGAAGATGCAAAGGCATTCGCTGCATACGCCCTATATCACAAGAAGATTAGACCAAACGAGGACACTGCTTAGTGAAAATTGCTCCCCGAGAACAGTATTTTCTTATGTTGGAAGCCGCATCAAAAGAAGACCCAGAAGACCCCCGTATTGCGTTCTACTATGGACGTGAAATGTATTACCGAGGAATGTATAGAGAAGCCGCTGAACAGCTCAACTACTTCTTAGAGCTTCCAAGTGCTACATGGGTCGGAGACCGTTCAGATGCACTTTTAATTATTTCTCGATGTACCAATGAACTTGTTGAATCTCGTCAGTGGGCGTGGCTTGCTATTCAAGAGACTCCTGACCGTAGAGAAGGCTACGTCAGAATGGCTAGCATTTGCTACTACAGTGAAAACTATGAAGAAGGTTTGATGTATGCAGAGCGAGCTCTTGCCATTACTGAGCGACCACTTCAATATATGTGCGAAGACTGGGCCTGGGACTGGCAAATTTTTGATGTTGCTGCAATCTGTGCGTGGGTTATCGGTGATGTCGAAAAAGCTCGAAACTACGGCGTTACAGCATTAAACATGAACCCTGAACATGAGCGACTAAAAAAGAACGTTGAGTATTATCTCGGGTAGAATAGAAGATATAGTTTTCTAAATCTGGAGCTTCTATGCCCGTTATTAACCTCACCACGCTTAAAGACGTTCTTGGCGGAACGACCCCAGTCAACGCCAACGTGTCTGCTTACGTATATCGTGGAACAACTCGAGCAATTCGCTTAAACGGAGACGATGTAATTTTCCCTGGACCTGTCAGTGTAGACATTGTTAATGGAGTTGTATCAACAAACTTTATTCTTACAGCTAT